AAAGCGACCGCGGAACGTGTATTTCCAGACGACAACACAATGCGTAAAGGAGATGAACTTGTTAATGCTAAAGGCATTCGAGACTTACCCCCTGACATTGAAGAACAAATCGCTGGCTATTGTATACAAGACGTAGATTTAACTTATGCAATCTTTAATAGGTTTGTACAAAGTTATCCACAGGAAGAGCTAGATGTAATAGATCTTACTTGTCGCATGTATGTAGAACCAAAACTAACCCTGAACCGTGAACTATTGATAACGCACCGAGAAAAAATAAAAACGAACACCGAAGAACTAATAGAAAAGTCTGGCGTAAGCCGAGAAGTTTTAGCATCGCAAAAGAAATTTGCTGAGCATTTAGAATCGTTGGACATTGTTGTACCAACTAAAACCAGCCCAAATACAGGTAAAAAGATTCCTGCATTTAGTAAAACAGATTCTGCGTATATACAAATGCAGAACCTCTATCCTGAATACCAACATCTTTGGGATGCCAGGGAAGCTGTAAAGTCACGTATCGAAGAAACCAGAGCACAAAGAATGTTAGAAAACATCAACCCAGATGAAACATTCTCAGTTCCACTTCGTTATTACGCAGCTCACACAGGCCGTTTTGGTGGCACAGAAAGTGTTAACTTACAAAACCTTCCCCGGGGATCAGTGTTACGTACTGCAATACAAGCGCCTCCAGGTCAACTTTTGTATGTCGCTGACTTATCAAATATCGAAGCTCGTATGTTAGCTTGGCTCGCAAAAGAAGGTTCATTACTTGATTCTTTTGCAGCTGGTGAAGACGTATACAGTAACTTTGCATCACAAATATATGGCCGCCCAATTACTAAAGAAAACAAACTAGAAAGATATGTTGGTAAGACTGCTATCTTAGGTCTTGGTTACGGCATGGGCCATGAAAAATTTAAGTACACTCTTAAAACAGGAACACCCTCAGTTGAAATTACTGACGCCACAGCGCTCGCAATTGTAAGCCAATACCGAGCTACATACTTTAATGTAGCTAGACTTTGGCATACGTTTAGAGATTTTTTATACACTATGTGTGTTCCTTCAAAGTCAACTTGCTATCCATATGGCCCATTAGTTATTAAACACCAAGCCATTGAGCTGCCAAACGGTATGCATTTAAATTACCCCAAGCTAAATTTTACGGGGGGTCAACACAGCTATGACTCTGGTAAAGGATTTATCAAAACGTACGGGGCTCGTGTAACGGAAAACGTAGTTCAAGCACTTGCACGTATTGTAATTATTGAACAAATGTTAGCAGTACACGCACTCCCTGAAGTATCTGTAGTATTACAGGTACACGATGAGATTGTTTGTATCGGCTCAGAAAATAATGCTGACGAGACACTTTCTAAAATTATAGGTATAATGAAAACACCGCCTCTTTGGTGTTCTGATTTACCGCTGGATGCTGAAGGAGGATACAGTCAACAGTATGACAAATGAGCAATCTAGTTTTAACAAGAAGAAAAGGGGACGCAGTTGTAATTTACAAAGATAATGAATTTCTTTGTAAAGTTACCGTTACTGCATTAGGACCTAAACAAAGTAAACTAGCTTTTGAAGCAAACCCAGATATACATATTGACAGAGAGGAAATATATAATTCAAAAAAAGAAAATCCATAACATAGGAGTTAGATATGGAACTAGTATTTTTAAAAGCTAAGCAGCGCCTAGCAAAACATTTTACTGAAGAAGGTGTCACACCTTACCCCCTAATAAAAAACTTTACTTCCGTCCACAAAGACATATCTAAGGACACAACTAAATTATTTACTGAACTTACAAAAGCAGCCGACGCTGGTATGTGTTTACATAAAGGGCTATTAAAACGTCCACTTAAACATGAACCAAGAGCTTTAATGACAGATCGTGTTGCAACCACTGAATTGTTAGTATTAGATTTTGATGATGTTCAAGCAACCATTCCAAAAAAATCTGAACTTACTAACCAAGACTTAGAACTATTAGCTGAGCAACTTATTCAACAACTACCTGATGAGTTTCATAATGTAAGTTATATTGCACAAGCCAGTGCTTCATTAGGTTTTAAAAAAGACAAAATATCTATGCATATCTTTTTTATACTTGAGCACGCTAATCATCCAAAAGTATTAAAAGAATTACTTAAATTATTAAATTATGAAACAGACAAACTTGCAGCCGAATTAACTCTGTCTGCAAACGGTCAAAGTTTATCTTACAGACTTGATCCAGGAGTCGCTGACAACTCTAAAATTATTTACCTTGCTCCACCTACTTTTACTAAAGATGTACACAACCCAATTCCTGGGCCTAGATTTGTACACGCTAAACGTAATTCAGAAACCTTAGATCTTTCTACTTTACTTATTACAGTAAATCCTGAACGCGTACATAATTTAGGAATTCAAATAAAAGATAATTTAAGAAAAAAATTAAATCTTCCTAAAAAACCAACTAAAACTACAACAGTAAATGTAGCTGGTGAACCTCACGAAGTATTACAAAACCCAGACAAAATGACCATTGAGATAAGCCGAGTAGCTGAACCTTATGTCAACTGTAATATTAATGGAGGCGACAGTGGAGGTTATTATTTTGTATTAACTAACCCCCATTATATGTATAACTTTAAAGGCGAACCTATTTGGGAAATACAAAAAGCCGATCCAGATTTTTATAAAGTTATATTTGAAACTTTTGCAGATAAAATTGATAAAGACCAAAAATTAAAACCTTTAGCTCTTAGAGATTTTTATACTGACACTTACTATAACGGAGTATTTGATGAAACAATCCAACAATTTACAGAAGACTATCCGCTTACGCCAACCAATAAACAATCTATTGATGACTTTCTTAGGTCTCACAATCGCCCTGCCTTGGATTTTATTCCAGATGCTAGGGTTATTTTTGATCCAAGCTCTGATAAAGGTATTCAGTTGGATGAAACCCCCTACTACGTAAACCTTTTTAGAAAAACTCCATACATGTTACAACAAGAAGAACATGTACCTGAACTAGAATATGGGACAGCAGAGAAAACAAAAACTCTAACTCCTCTTATATACACTTTGTTGTCCCATGTTCTTGGTAATGGTAAAACTGAGTTAGAACATTTTGTTAATTGGCTTGCATACATTTATCAAAACAAACGCAAAACAATGACAGCATGGATATTTACAGGCGTTCCAGGCACTGGTAAAGGTTTATTAATCCATAAAGTTCTTAAACCTCTTTTTGGAGAAGCACAAGTCCCTATGCGTTCTTTAGAAAATATAGAAGAACAATTTAATTTATACATGCGTACAGCTTTATTTTTAGTAGTTGATGAATTTCGTATGGGTGATGCAGGTAGCATTGGTAAAATGGCTGACAAACTTAAACATCAAATTACAGAACCTAATTTAACTATACGTGCAATGCGTACTAATCAAATAGAACTACCTTCTTTTACTAACTTTTTATTTTTAACCAACCGAGCAGATGCGGTAAAAATAGAAGAAGGTGATCGACGTTACAATGTTGGGCCTAGACAAGATGCAAAACTTGAAATAGCCCACCCAAAATTTATTGAAAATATAAATGCTATACACAAAGAACTTTTTATATTTGCTGGTGTGTTAAATAAATTTAAAGTTGATGAACGTATGGCACACACTGCTTTAGAAAATGAAGCTAAATTAGAAATGAAAAATATATCTATGTCTGTACTTGAAGAATTTGCAGCAGCAGTACGTCAACGCAATCTTGAATATTTTACTGAAATATTAGATATACCACTAACAAATACATTTGATGCTGGTGGTATAAGTACAGCACAACGTTACATAAAGCAATGGGTTGCAAGTTCAGGTAAAAAACAAACTGTTGTAATACCTATGAGTCAACTTAAATTAATTTACGATGTACTTACCGACAGCAGAAATAAGTTATCTACTCGTGACTTTACTAAAGCTATGTCACGATTAAATGTTAAAACAGAACGAAAAAGAGTTACTGCTGATAAACACGCTACAATTCCAAGAGGGGTTGTATTAGTGTGGAAATTAGATAATAATATTCGAGAATCTTTAATAAAAGAACATTTTGAAGGTAAAGACAACATACTTTTAAAACAAAAAAGCTAGGAAAGCATAACTAAAAAATGACTAAGCTTGTACAAAACAAGCGTCCAGATCTAATCAATGTAATAGAGATGGACACACCAAAGGAGTTGGGTTTAATACCTACCTGGTCGCATTCCGCTTTAAAAACTTACGAAACCTGCGCATACCGTTCTTACATCTCTAAAGTTAAAAAAGTACAAGAAGATTTTGGACCAGCCGCGCAACGTGGTACTGACATACACGAACAAGCCGAGCTTTATGTAAACGGCGAACTTGGTGAAATGCCAGACACACTAAAAAAATTCCAATCACAATTTGAAGAACTTCGTGAACTTTTCATAGATGCAAAAGTAGAACTAGAAGGCGAATGGGGTTTCACTATTGAGTGGGAACCCTGCGGTTGGATGGCTCCTAATGTTTGGGGCAGAGTAAAACTAGATGCAATGGTACATGAATCAGAAACCTCAGCGCGAGTTATTGACTATAAAACAGGCAAACGCTTTGGTAATGAGATAAGCCATTCACAGCAAGCTCTAACTTATGCAATTGGAAGTTTTATGAGATATCCAGATTTAGAAATTGCAAAAACAGAACTTTGGTATTTAGACCACGGTGAAACTAGCGAGCAAGTATATACAAGAGATCAAGCTTTAGCGTTTATGCCAAACCTACAGCAGCGAGCTTTTGATATGACAACTGCTACAAAGTTTCCACCTAATCCTTCCAAAGACAATTGCAGATGGTGTTCATTTAAAAACGGTGAATATCCTATTTGCGAATGGGGTCTTAAATAGTATAATAACTATTTACGACGAAACATTAACAACGGAAAACGAATGATGAACAATACACTTGCGCCTTATGCGCACCAATCAAAAACCACTGACTTTATTCTATCTCACCCCCGCTGTCTTATTACATCAGATCCTGGCACTGGTAAAACCAGAGCAGTACTTGACGCTATTACAAACCTTCCAGGTAAAACTCTTGTACTTGCGCCCTTATCTATACTTGAAGCAGCGTGGGTTGATGACATTAAAAAGTTTCAACCTAATATAAAATTTGGAGTAGCATATGCTAAAAACCGTAAAAAGATATTTACCGACACTTCGCACGAAATGGTTATTACTAACTTCGAAGCTGTCAATTTCTTACATAAAAATTCACACCTACTTAAGGGATTCACTACAATCGTTATTGACGAATTCACCGCTTTTAAAAACAAAGATTCGCAACGATCTAAAAATCTCAGAAATTTTATCTCATTGTTTACTTATAGGATTGCCATGTCTGGTACTCCTAATAGTAATTCTATTCTAGACCTTTGGCACCCAGTGTTGCTCGTAGATGACGGTGATCATCTCGGGCAACGCTTTTACTCTTATCGCAACCAAGTTTGCACTCCTAAGTTCAATGGCTTTGCTAACGAGTGGGTTGACAAGCCAGGTATTGAACAAGCTGTTGCGGCCCGACTTAGTGATATAACTATTCGCTACAAACTAGAAGACTGTATTGATCTTCCTGAAAACATTGTAAGAACTGTACGAACTAATCTAAGTCCTGAAGTCCAACGTATGTACAACGACTTCAGTAAAGATTCAGTTTTGTATACTAAAATGGGTACCATCAATGCTGTACACGCAGGAGCCCGAGTTAAAAAGTTACTACAAATCATCTCAGGCGGAGTGTATGACGAAGATGGATTAGTTCAGTATCTCCATCAAGAACGCTACGATATCGTTATAGATCTTGTATCCGAACGTAAACATTCTATTGTTGCATTCAATTGGAGGCATGAACGAGATGCATTAATTGAGTTAGCAACTAAACAAAAAATATCTTACGAAGTTATTGACGGCAGCGTACCTGCCGAAAAACGTAAAGACATTGTACAAAGATTCCAGGCTGGGCAAATACGTGTACTATTTTGTCATCCACAATCTGCGGGCCACGGTCTTACGTTAACAAAAGCTACCACAGCTATATGGTGTTCACCCACTTACAATGCTGAGCACTTTCAACAATTTAATCGGCGTATACATCGCGCCAGTCAAACACAAAAAACTGAAACAATTCTTATTGCTGCTAGAAATACGTGGGAAGAAGAAGTATACAAAAAACTAGATGGAAAGTTAGGCAAGATGGAAAACCTACTTCACATTCTCACGGAGCTAAATAATGGATAGTCGCTTATTTGAATTACTTGATGAAACTATGGATGACACACTTGATGGGTTGTTAAGACGCCCTCCTAAAATTGTAGCACTAGCTTTAGTTATGATGTGTGTTGAACATCAACTAGGTACTAACCCAGAAAAATATCAAGACAAAGATTTAAAAGCTTTATTAAACGATGCTTGCAAGGAAGCATTAGGTATAACAGATGGAATCTACCTTGAAATTCCATCAAATGATAAGGAGACCATACATTGACTATTGATGATATGTTAAATGAGTTAACAAACGTTCGCCAGCAGCTGGTGACATTGTTAGATCAAGAAAAAGAATTAAAGCGTACTAAAGATATGCTAGAAACACAAATCGCTACCAGCCTTAAAGAACAAGGAATTGATCGAGTTGGTAACGACCAGTGTACTGTTTCCATTAAACAGGAAATAGTTCCTACTGTAGAAGACTGGGATGCATTGCATCGGCACATATTGGATACACAACAATTTGAGCTGCTGCAAAAACGTATGTCAGCTACTGCTTATAGGGAGTTGTTACAAATGGGACAGGCCGTTCCAGGCGTAACATCAACGGAGTTGACCAGAATTAATTTCAGGTCAAAGTAATATTAACAATATCGACGAAAAAAGGAGAACGTTCTATGAGTGATATTGCACTAGTAAGTGATAAAGTCCCAGCACACGTACAAGCGGGTGCAGGGTTAGGTAACGAAAATGTATCTGCAGAGCATCTGCAAACACCAAGGGTTAAACAACTTCAACAGCTTAGCAATGAAGTTGATGAAAACCACAGTGAATACATTAACGGATCTAAGCCAGGTGATTTTATTAACACTATAACCAGAGAAAACTACGGTAAAGATATTTACGTTATCAACGTTAAGTTTACCGAAGAATTCGTAGCCTGGAAAAAACGTGAGAAAGGTGGCGGCTTAGCAGGTAGTTTTGCTACTGAAAAAGATGCTATTGATACCCTCACAGCACAAGGTTTGAATCCTGATGACTATGACATCACTCAAACCCAATCGCATCTTTTAATTAAAAAAGACGCAGAAACTGGTAAATTGGATACTCCATTTATCTTTGATTGCTCATCTTCTAAGTTGAGAGTGTCAAGAGAATGGAATACTCAAATTGCTCGTCTTGGTGGAGACCGTTTTTCATCTCTATGGAAAATGTCTTCTTCACAAACTCAAAACAGAGCTGGTCAAAAGTTCTACAACATTGCAGTTGAGAACGTAGGCTGGACTACCGAAGAAGATTACGAAAACGCTAAAAAAGTTTTTGATAGCGTTTCTAAGTAATTATCTTACTTACACGGTGCGACATATACTGTCGCATCGTGTATACTCTTTATATGTATCTTGAACAACCTTGCGAAATTTGCGAGAAACCCAAGTATAGATGTAAGTGTGATAACAACCCTGGATGGTATTGGGATCACGTAAACAAAACATTCTATAGGTGGTATGATTTAATGCTGCTACATAAAGAGCGTGAAAGAAAAGGACTTCATCAACAAAATCCACAAAAAGCTTCCTAAAGAAATTTATAAGTGGAAAATCAATGACCCGTATCACGGGGGTGTGCCTGACACTTTCTATTCTGGACCCAAAGGTTTTGCTTTTATTGAATACAAATATAAACAAAAACTACCCGCCCGTGGTTCGTCAAAAATAACCGTCGATCTTTCTTTACAACAACGTGCCTGGCTTCAGCAACAGTATGATTATAATCTGCCCGTGTATTACGTACTAGGGTCCCCGGGCCATATTGTTGTAAGTCAAGACTTCCAAAAAGAGTTTTTTACTTTAGATGAGTTTCTCAAGTGTGCCTGCAGTTTTGATCAATTTATAGACAAATTAATAGACATATGTTTAGAATAAAGGAGTAAATATGGACTTTGACCCAGTAAACAAACCAATGCATTACAACCAAGGGGGTATAGAATGCATCGACGCAATACAAGCAAGTATGACTGACGAACAATTTGCAGCGTACTGTAAGGGAAACATTATGAAGTACCTTTGGCGCTATGAAAACAAAAATAAAAAACAGGACTTGCTTAAAGCAGAGTGGTACTTACGGCGTCTAATAAATGCTGTAGGAGATAATGATGAAAAGTGAAGAAACTTTTTTTACACATCTAACAAAAACCCTAGGGTGTTGTTCAAGCCTTGCAGATTGTCCCTGCACTGGCGTTTGTTCAACAACTCAATGGGGGGATGACAGATGTAAAGGGTGTGGAAGAACTGCAACTGAAGTAAAAGATTGGGGAACTTACTCAAAAGTTGAGAAAAAACTCATAAATTTACGAAATGCGGGTGAAAATTACCCTATTAGGCAGTTAAAAAGGCAAAATCGCGTCAGACGCACACAGAAGCCCGTGGCTGCATTTTAGTAGTTCCGATACCTAACACCTTACCCACCTTCAGAAAACGCAACCAGCGCGTTCTGAGAGGGTCATTTTTTCTTAGATCTGATTTTTTTGAGGGTTTTTGCTAATCTGGCACGTTTTTTAGTAGTTTCTGAGTATTTACTACCTTTTTTTAAAACTTCATCAGCAAATTGAGATACTGACATCTTTTTTCTTTTAGCTTGAGCAGTAAAAGCCCCAGGTTTTTTGATGGCTTTTTGAATCCACTTCTTATCTTTTTTCTTTTTGGCTACCATTTAACCTTATCAGCCCAATAAGCAGCAGACATTTTACCTTTAGAGATGTTTTTTCTATGCCTAGCTTTAAAAGAAGCTCTCTTCTTTTTCATTCTATCTGATTCACCAGCTTTAGGCTTACCAGCAGTCTTAGCGCCTTGCTCACCAAATCGAATAGTTTTAATTTTGCTACCTTCTTTAGCTACCACAATATGTGATTTTTTTGGGTGACTAGGTGTACGCTTTGGTTTATTAAAACCACTCACACCTGCTCTTGCTAATCTAGGGTCTTTTTTACTTTTTCTTTTTTCTGACATAAGTTCTTACTCTTGTTGGTTTACCACCTACACCCTGAGCTTTAGCTCGTTTACGTTTTACAGCACTTCTTTTTTGTGCTGCTGTCATACTCGCAGCTTTTGCTTTAGGCACACACTTTGGATATCCTTTACGTTTAGTAGAAGCTTTTTTTCTTCCACAAGGTGCATATCCACCACCTTTCTTTTTTCTACCTATATCAACCCACTCTTCGTTAAACCATTTGGTGAGTCCACCTTTTGGTTTAGCCACTATCTGTAGCCCCCACCCCTTTGTTTGTAGGTTTTAGTTAACCAACCTGAAGCATATGCTGAAGGCCAGACTTTAAACTTACGTTTGGCTTCTGCTTTTACACGCGCATATAAAGCAGGTTTTGTAGGAGTAGGTCCTTTTTTAGTAGTTTTTTTCTTTGTGGTTCTAGCCATTATTTTTTCTTTGGTCTCCCACGTTTTTTAGGCGCAGGTTTGTAAACCTTTTTAAAAAGCTTGGTGTAGCTTTTTTTCATAATGCTATCTATTTTTTTAAAAAATTTCTTAATCATCAGGTAAGTCTACCATAAAAACAGCTGCTAATAATGCCAAAGCCACTATTATAGTCACGATTAAATTAGCCACGTTTTCGTCTCGATGTTTTAGTTCTAGGGAAAGAACGGTTGGATTTACGCGATTCCATGCGTATATTTTTAAGTTTGGCGTTTAGAGGGTTGTTGTCTTTGTGTGCTACGTCTTTACCATCACCTTTTTTAGCTTTACCTAAACGCTCCATAATACGTCGAGCTTTGTTACGCCCAGCTCTACGTTTTTTCTGTTTAGGGGAGGAATGGTACTTATCGTATTCGTTACGATAGTTTCTAGCCATTTTTCTTTTTGTACATCTTATGAGCTTGTCTAATTGTATCGCCCATAAGAAGTCTACGTTTCATAAAACTTTTATGTTCTTGACTAGTACCTTTGGTGTGCTTCTTTAAAGCAGTTTCTTGTCGTTTAGTTAGTCCTTTCTTTTGGACTTTCATTGATAAAGGTTTTTTTGTTCTAGGCATTTTTTTCTTCCTGTTGAATTAAAAAATCAACAATATCAATTTTATCATTAACTTCGGCTAATTTTCCAATCAATGTGTCTAATTCTTCTTGAAATTTTGTATGTTCTGGAATGCTTTGGGGGTTAGAAGTAAGTACTTCTAGGTCAATAGAAAGTTTAGCCCTTTCCCCAAACAACACAGTTTTCTGTGCTTTAAACAGGTCTACTTTAGACATAATAACTAATAAAGTTTTTTCTTGCCTTTCTTAGCTACTTTTTTCTTTTTGACGGGTTTCTTTTTACCACTGTGATACATACAACTCACTCCTTATTTACCCAAGGGTCGTAGAAAGGTTTGTCGTCTTCTTTAACGCCTGGTACCTCTCCGTCATGATTTGGAACAGTTGATTTAATAGTCTTATCAATGTTCTTATAACTAGTTGGATCTGAATGCCCAAGAGGTTTGTTTATTGAATTTTCCATAAGCCTATCTTACCCTTCGTCTACGACTGGGTCAACTTCATCCGCCCCATAAAGCTGCCAAGTAAAAAACCCATCTAAAACGGTGTCTGTAACTTTACCTAAAAACCAATCAATCATTTGTTGATTAGTAATCTCATCAATGGGAATAAAAGAGTCGGGCAGAGTTTCTGCATCTTGTAAAGGTAAATAATTTAAAGGAGTTGTTTCTACCAAAGTTATTGATTGAGAAGGGTCTGCTTGATCAACAGCTACTATTTCTATAGTTACTTCTCTAACAATTAAAGTATCATCATCACTACTTTTAGGAACAGCCTTGCAGCTTTGATAAGTATAAGTGTAATTAAAATTATGAATAGCCATTATATTTCTGAGAACTTATAAACTCCGTATTGTACATTTGATAAATATCTAAAGCTGCCATCCCCTTGGGCAAGGATATATAAAGCTAGCGTTCGACTAGAACTGCTTACTTTTCTAACTATAATATCTTTTTGAACCATCTTATAAGTAGAATCAAACCTATCTATGCCCGACCAATATTGTGATTGACCTGAATTAAACTGAGCATACCCCTGATCCAATATAGGTAAATCAGTAGCAAAAGCAGCATTACTATAAGCATAATCATCTCTAAGTTCGTAGCCCGTCCCTGTACCAAATGTACCATCTCCTGCAACTACGGATAAAGTTTTGACCTGCCCACTTCCCCCAAATATTCTACACATAATATGATAAATACCAGGAGCCGTTCCAATGTCTGCAACTTTCTTAAGACGCATAGTATTATTATTCCAATAGCCAATTGTTGTTCCACTTACTGTAGATGCGCTGAATTCAAGTGTTAGGTCTGTTACATTAATTTTGTCAGCAGTAATAGTATTCGCGCCTATTCTGTCTGCACTTATTGTGCCTGCTGTTATTTTAGCGGCGTCTAAATCATTTATTTTTGCATTTGTAATAGCAGCGTTAGCAATTTTTGCATTTGTTACAGCTAGATCTTGAATTTTTCCTTCAGTAACAGCTAAATTACCAATCTTTGCGTTTGTAACTTGAAGGTCCCCTATTTTAGCGGTTTGAATTGTAGCATCTTGAATCTTAGCGTTTTGAATAGCTCCGTCTTTAATCCTAGCGGTGTCTAAATAAACAACTCCCGCATCAATAATAAAAGGCGCTACATTTGTTGAACCACTCCATATTGCAAACTTATCTGCTCTAAATTGCACATAGGATTGGGCACCAGACCCGCTGTTTGCATTAGAGCCTAGTACCATGCCTGCAGAAGAAATACTCCCATTAGACTCAGTAGCTACTTGTAAAACGTACATGGCATTTAAATCACCATTTATATTTGCTGTAGTGGTATTAAGGGAAGTAATGCTGGATGTATTACCATTAACAGTAGAAGTCAAATTAGTAATACTTGTAGATAAAGCACTGTCTGCATTTGCTCTAGTTGTTGCCTCACTAGAAATTGCAGATGTGTTTGAATTAACAGTAGAAGTTAAGCTGCTTATTGCACTTGCATTTGCTGTTGTATCACTTGTAAGCGTAACAATATCTGACTGTGCTGTAGATATGTTAGAAGTATTTGTTGATACGGTTGAGCTTAATGAATTATATAGACTAATTAAAGTAGAATCCCTTGCTGCAATCCAAGCGCTGTTTGCCGCATTTCTAAAATAAGCTTGGTTGTTATCATCTGTATCAATCCAAATGTCATTGCCTACTAAAGCGTCTCCATTGTCTCTAGTTGTTGGTGCACTCGTAGATCTTATAACCGTAGCGGCTGTACCAGCGGACCCAGATATGAGTGCTTCTAAAGTTGTGTATCCTGGTAAGTCTTGTAAAGTCTCTGATAACTGCGCCATTACTGTTGCAACATCTTCCAATGTTGAAGCTTCAACTCCGTTAGTATTGTTGTATGGACCGGGGACATTGGACGTACTTACGTAGCGCACCCAATAGTAATAAGTTTCACCATACCCCACTTCGTCGGTATAGATAAAAGCCGTGGTAGTAGCACGTAAAGTAGCACCCCCAAGGTTGTTTGCCCTTGAGCGCCAAATTTCTGTATAGGCGTGATTACCGTAAGGTGCACTTGCACTCATGCCGTTCCAATTTAATATGATGGCTGTAAATGCCCCTGAAGCTTCTAAACCAACAGGGGCTGGCGGCACGGCTAGATTTTCGAGGGGGGTGTTCGCAGTAAAATCTATAGCGCCGGCGCCAGCGTTCGGATCAAATGGGTTTTCTTTAAGTTGTTTTGCAAGACCACTATCAATAAGTTCTCTTAGGGTAATTGCTCTATCTCTTGGGTCTCCTCTACGCCCAAGACGAATCTCTTGAGCCTCCTTCATAGCTTCAAGTGTTGATTTTAATTCTCGGTCTGTGCCAGCAGGAATATTTTTTAAAGCAGGAACTTTAGTGCCTGTAGTAGCCATTAAATACTCCTTAATTCATCTATAGATTCGCCTATACACACTTCGTTGACTATATTGGCAGATTCTATTTCTATGGCAAATGTACGATGCATGCTTGCTGGTAAACGAACAATAGGTTCATAAATGGTTGTTGCACTAAAGCTAGGAGTAGTTCCTGTTACAGAATATACACTACCAGAAGTACTAATGGTTGCATTATAAATAACAGAGCCATCTCCATATACTTTTAAAGTAACGGGAAAACCTTCGGCATCTACTTTTGCAAACCCCATACTAGTGGGTTTAGCAGTTACAAATTCTTTACTCTTCCAAGTAAATGTTTCGTTTGTACTACCGCCTTGAAACTTTTTAATATCATCATCAACAATAATGTACAACTCATTGTCGTCTGGATCAGTAAAACCGCCCGGTACTTCTGTAGAGAAACTTAAGCTAGTAAGAGTGGCTTCTCCACCCCTTGGGTCAAAAATAAACCCTTTGTACTCAGAGCCAGTATAGTAATAACCAACGTATCTACCTTTCCATAAAAAGCCTTTAAGAGTAGAAGGGTAGTAATCAGCTTGCCATTGCGTAGGTGAAATAAGCCCCTCTGTAAGAATACGTACGTCTGCGCCTTGCACTGCGACTAACCCATCAGGGCCCGCGTACATAACGTACGCACCCATATCAACCATTGAATTTTTACTTAAACAAGCTTGTGCTGCTTCAATACGGATTGCGCTCATAGATTGAGGATCTGTACCTGCAATTAAGTAAGGAGTGCCTTTTGTGCCTACAACCAAACCATTACTTGCAACCGCAATACCAACAACTTCTTCTTCAAGAGTTATACGATAAGCTGCAGGCCAGGCATGGGGTAAGAAAGGCTCAGAAAAACAAACCCTTTTACCAGTAAACCCAGCAAATACACCATAAGGCATAGCCACTAGACCCTTCATTGGGCCATCTGGATATACACTTGTATCTTCATTTGGTGGTCCAATCCAGTAAGTTGATGGAATAATCTCAGCTAAATCATCATTTTGAGAAGTATCTGTATAGGAAGTAGTTGCAAGTGTAACCTCTGCAACAAATTGAAAAGCAGTTGTATTAGAGCCAGTGTTAGACCTATAAATACGTTTTTTACTTAAATTAGTGTTTGTTCGACCGGTGCCCGAGGTACTTGTTTCAAGACCCGAGATTGTTGTTGTTCTATTATCATCCGTAGTTATAACAGTAGAAGCAGCAGAAGGAGGTCCTTCTTCTCCGTATGCACTTACAAAAGTGTATACATAGGCAGTACTGTAATCAATCAAAGCATCAGAAGCATCATTAAATGTAGCTCCATCTGTAACCGAGCTTGAAGTACCTGAAGAAGTTGCTGGGCTGTTTACTTCAATCGTAAGTGTAGTTGTACTTGGTACTGTTACAATTTTATGATCTCCATTTAGATCTGCAGCAGGAATGCCATTTACAGGAAGTTCTGTCACACCCCCAAAACTAGAAAGTTTTACATAATCCCCTACCGATGCACCGTGGTCGCTTGTGGTTGTAACGGTAACTGTTGATGAACCGTTGGTCGTGGTTATCGTAGCGTCATAACTGGTTGGCGATACAAGGGCGACGGTCGGTGCTGCACTTGGAGCAGGTATGCCTAAACGATAAAAATTACTTGGGAAAGGGGCTACCCCAAGAATAACAGAACTTTTACCCATGCGAGGGTAGCTTTGTCCCGTCCAATATACAGTATCATTAGTATCACCGGCAATCGGACCAGGGACGACGTCTACGTCTTCATCAAACTCTAACCAACGCTCTGGTGAATCGGTGTATTTGTATATGCTAGTTCTATTAGCATCATCAAGTACAAGAGTTTGGGAGTTGTCGGTAATAGGCACAAGCCTACCACTTTCTAGGTTTACGTCTTCTGCGGTTTGTGCGAGGTTGTCTTTTAGTAATCGAGGTGAGAGCTGCGGAGCCAATCCACCAAACGTGATGAGTTTAAAATACGCCATATCATCTTAAATTATACACAATAATGCTAGCTACAGCGGATATAAAAATCCAAAAGATTCGTTCAAACATACTTACACCCTTGGCGTTAACAATAGCTTTTTGTTCAACAGTTTCAACCCTATTCTCTAAACGGTCTAAACGGGCAATAAAACGGTCGTTTTGTTTCAATACAGTGGTTACTCTCTCCTCTATACGAGCAATAGCAATAATAGCTTCGGAAAGCTTATCAATTTTATCTTCTAGTTTTTCAAGCCGTTTTGAAACTTCCATTTGGTATTTATATTACACTCCAATCTTCGCCTTTGAACAGTAAGGCTTCGGCTTCTCGTCTCCTTACTAGCCCATCTAGTACTTTACCCCCGGCTTTATTCCAACGCTTAATCTGTGTTGGAACGTCGTCATAGGACGACGAATTAAGTACTTTCAGCATCGTGCTGTTGTTCAAGTTTGATGGCCCAAGGTTGTATGTCCACGACACGAGAGCATCAAACTGGTTTTGTGTTAACGGTACTTCTACCGCCTCGTTTACGTAATTTTCGTACTCAACCAGTTCTTCGTTTAACCAAGCTTCCGCTTGTTCTTGAGTACAAGTGTCACCCATTGTAACACCTTTTGTTCTGCCGTAGGCAATAGTTGGAACAGAAACTGCATCTAAATACGCTTCTAATTTACACCCTTCAAAATATTTTATGAGGTTTTTACCCTCATTAGATATTTTCATTATTCTTCGGGTTTGTCTTCCACCACAGGTTTTATCTTGTCTTCTTCGATAATACCCTTTAATTCTTCTGAAGTATGTACTTGCGCAGCTTGGCATTTCTTAAGTTGGTAAGTGATATCCGCTAGCTCTTGATTAAGTTTAATAAGCATATTAAATCCTTCAACAGCTCTTGGAGTTAGATCTTCGATATTGTAGTTTTGGTTATCGAAGTTAATAGTTTTAATTTGTTGTTGTTCAGACATATTGATTCTCCTTAGTCTTTTCTTTGGTCTTTTTTACCGTCCGATCTTGATATTCTATCTACATCTGGTGGTATTTTCAATGCTGTTCTGACCAAAGTATCAATACGAATCATGTCGTTGTCCATTTGTCTAATTCTATCTATGAGGGCAACAATCATACCGTGTTGGGTATCGAGTTTTTTGTGAATGTCTGCTATAAGGTTTTTAAATAAGGTCCAAACCAAGTACCCCATGCCTACAGCTACCGCTGCTGGGATTCCTATAGTTTCTACTGCACCTATCCAACCTTCCACTATTCCTCTTTGTCAGGAGTATTTGAAGCGCCAAAATAAAAAGATATGACGGCAGAAGCTAGGCCACCAAGATAGCCTAATACAAGGGAAACAATAGTATCAGAAGTACTATCGGGCGGTTGAATGGTAACTAAAAAGATATAACCAAAAAAACCCGTTAAAGTAACAGTTCCTAATATTCTTGGTGTCCAATCTCTGCTGAACTTTTTCCTGGCGTCTTGAATATCTTTGGTTTCAAGCTTGTATATATCTACCTCAAGCTCTTTCATTTGCAGCTCAAAATCTTTTTCTGCTTTTTTAAGCTCAATCATTTGTTCTGCTGTAATGCTGCTCATAGCATCTTCGATTGATTTTGGGTTGTTGGGAACGCCAAGTATTTTACTTAGTATTTCCCCAGCTTGTCCGCCGATTGGTCCGCCGATAGCCGCACCTAGAGTCGGGGCTAAGGTTCCTAGTATTGCTTTTAGTTTTTTCATAATTTAATTGGTTTATAAACAAAGTAAGTAGCAAGCAATCCTGATGCTAATGCGGTTAAGGCTGCTTCACCCAATACACCACCAAAGTGTGATGGGTGTACTAATAGATCACCAACAAAACAAGCAGATGCAATAGTTACGCCATGAAACCACTTCTTGTCTTTGTAGTTCTTTAGGAAAGTATATCCCAATAATACTGCACCAAGACCTGCAATGATTCCTGTTTTATTTGCTTTGATCCAGTGATCGAATGTAAGAGCAAATAAATTGCCTTGCACCATCATTGGAATACACATATAACATGCTTGTTGCCATTTAATAAAAAAGTCTTTTGCTACTTGTTTAATCATTAACTATTCGCTTCTATGTAAGCGTTACCTGTAGAAACGGCATCAGTATATGAAGACTTGTCGCTATCATCAGCTACCACTTCTTCATAAGCCAAAATGATTTCAAGATGCTCAACATTACGCTGAACCATATCGTTGATTTCACTTTGCTCAAAACCTTCTACATTCCAAGAGCCATCGTTTACACCATTTATCAAATCAACAGAATCGTCTGCTGCTGATAGAATTTGTGTTACATCTCTTTCTTCCATGTTTTATTCTCCTTTTAGAATATTAATTTCACTTTGTAAGCTATCGCACTTAGCGGATAGTTCTTGTATAGATTTTACAAGAATAGGTATCATTTCTGATTCTGCTAAACCTTGAATACCATCTTTGTTTGTACTCCAAATATCAGTACCGCCTTCTAGTTCAGGGTGATTATCAATAACTGTTTTTACTTCTTGGGCAATAAAACCTACTTGAGTTTTACTTTCATTGCCTATAACCACTTCATCAGAGTTTTCTTCGTATTGTGGTAAATCTGTATCAAGTTCTCCTTTTGTTTTCCATTTAAAAATTACTGGTCTTAAATCGTTTACAAAATCTAAGCCTGTATTAATTGAAACAACATCTTTTTTTAATCTTTCATCAGAACTTCCAGTCCAACTATTTGAGCCTAAACTTACATAAGTTACATTAGCACCATATCCAAGAGTTGCATAAGTACCTGAAGCTGCTCCTGATACTGCATAGCCAATAACAATTCCACCATTATTTCCTGCGGTATATGGGTCTGAAGAAACTCCTATAATTGTATTATATGACCCTGTGAGAGCATCACCTGCTGCCCAACCTACACAAGTGTTATAACTACCATTGTTACTACCTGAGCTTCCTGCAAAAGTACCTAAAAAAGTATTTTGTTGTCCTGTTGTAACATATTCACCTGCACCTGAACCCAAGCCGACATTAAAGTTTCCTGTGGTTACTCTTTGTAAAGCTCCATAACCTAAAGAGGTACTATGAGAACCTGTAGTGTTTGCCTGTAATGCACTTCTACCAACAGCAGTATTATAACCGCCTGTAGTAAGCCCATTCATGGCTAAATAACCCACAGCAGTATTTAAATCGGCTGTAGTACTACCTGACATGCAATTGACACCAATCGCTGTATTTTGAGTTCCACCTGTATTTGAAGCTAAAGCGTTATAGCCAAAAGCAGAGTTATTGTCTGCAGTGTTTGCTCCAAGTGAGTTATAACCAACTGCGGTATTATTTGATGTAGTGGTGTTGGCATCTAAAGCATTATTTCCAATAGCAGTATTAGCTGCTCCAGTGGTGTTTGCTCTCATGGCTCTATATCCGACTGCAACATTGTTATTTGCAACTGAAACATTAGTTGAATAATTATTTAAAAGTGCTTCATAGCCTATTGCTACATTTCCTGTTTGAGCGTGTTGTGTAGATAAAGCATTTGTGCCTATTGCTACATTAGAACTTCCTGTGGTTAATGCATCTCCTGCTGAATGTCCAATTGCCACATTAGCACCACCTGTAGTGTTTGCTCTTAAAGCGTCAACACCAACAGCTGTATTACTAGCACCTGTGGTGTTATCTAAAAGCGTTGCATAACCTAAACCTGTATTATTTGCTGCTGTGGTATTTGCATAAAGTGAAAATGCTCCAAGAGCAGTATTACCAAGTCCTGTTGTGTTTGCAATCAGTGTTTGAGAACCAACTGATACATTACTGTAACCTGTAGTGTTTGCTGTTAGTGCATCTTTACCGACTGCTGTGTTATTTGATGCTGTATTAACCTTTAAAGACTGATGACCTACAGCAGTATTGTTATCGCCTGTTGTTGCGGTAACCATTGCAGTATCACCAAGTGCAGTGTTCCCTGAACCTGTTATATCTCTAGCAGCAGCATGTCCTAATGCAGTATTAAAGTTTGATGTACTAATTGTTTGCAGTGTACTAACGCCAACTCCAACATTTCTTTGTCCTGAAGTTACTGCTGTCAAAGAAGCAGAGCCTATAGCAACATTTTCTTGTCCACTTGTTAAACTATCAAGAGCTGTATTACCTAAAGCATTATTTTGAGTGCCAGTCGGATAATCGCCATCAAGTTTGATAGTTCCATCAACTACGATAGAAGCAAAGGTTGGTGATGATGTACCACCATCCAAATATGATTCTATTTCTGTAGCTAAAGAAGAGCTTATGGCTTTATTGTTAGAATCACCTATAAAGATATCTCCGTCATCAAGGTTGGGTACAGCATTCGTTCTCCCCGCACCGCCTACCTTGATAGATCCGTTAGAAGCATGAACCCTTTGTACTATACCTATGTTCTGAAGCTTGGTTGCTTCAAGACCTGCCGGGTCATTCGTTAAGGCACCAGCTGTGGTGTCGACATATAAAATGTCCCCTAGCGAATATCCGGGAGTTGAGGTATCTAAACCTGCAAGTGTACCAAAGCTGGTTACTTCTACTTGAGCGTTGGTAGATACAGTAGCCTCTGCTAAACCAAAGGCTGGCATTTTTGCAGTATCGTCTGCGTCTGCTAAAGATACAACGGGTAGTTCTCCAGATATTCCTGAGATATAAACTGGTTGTCCCTTGGTTATATTTTCCCCCGCCTTCGCCGTGAAGCGTACTACGGAGTCTTGTAAATATTCACCATGTACTTTAGTTTTTGCCATGTTATGCGTTCTCCAGTGTTTCTATTCTTGCTTTGAGGTCTTCAATGATGGTTTGTTGTTCTTGGATGGCTTTTGTTAGGTAAGCTGTATAACCCATATAGTCTATACCTTTTCCTGTTGGATTATTTCCATCTTCATCGGTTAACTCAGGATCAAATTCATTACCAGTAACCAATCTTGGAATAACTTGCTCCATATCTTGAGCAATAAAACCTGCTTTATCTATATCACTTCCAATAAAATTATAAGTTTTAGGTTGCAGTTGTGTAATTAAATCTAAAGCACTATCTGTTATATCAGCAATATTTTCTTTTTTGTTTACATCTGATTGATTTGAGCCACTGAAATAATAATTACCAGCACCATCTACATAAAATACTGTTGAAGCATTTGCTCTAAAGATTGCTGTATAAGAACTTCCTGAACCACTTACAACTCTTAGTCCATGATTACCACCGCCTGAACCTTCTTGCACTAAATCAACAGCGTAACCTGCATATGTTCCTGCATTTACATGTAGTTTAGAGGTTGCTGATGTTGTGCCAATTCCAAAGTCTCCGTTACTTTTTATTTGAACAACATCTCCAACTGAAGCACCAGTAGAAATAGCAAATGCTGTGCCATCATATCCTGATATACCTGTTCTCCATGTTGGAGTAGTGTTTGCACCTTGTGCAAAAGTTAAACATGGGGCATTGCTTCCATGAATAAGTACACCTTGATAATTATCTGAGTCAACAACATCTAGTGATTGAGAAGGACTAGTCGTACCAATTCCAACATTACCTGTGTTTGTTGCAACTAATCTATAAGTTGTATTTGTTCTATCAAATATACCAAAGATATCTAATCCTGCTCCATCTCCTGAAGCATATAAATCCCAATCATTAGCGTATGAGCCTGTTGCATTAAATCTAATACCAACATAACCTGTGGAAGTTGATGTCAGTGTTAATGGAGAACCAACGCCACTTGCAGGACTAGTCGTACCAATACCAACATTGCCTGCTTGCTCAACAACAAATAAAGGTGTTGTGTAGTTGTTAACTTGAAAAACTCTGCCTGATTGATTGTTTTGTGAATTAATCTGCATTACAAGAGATTCATATCCACTTATGCTCATTCCGTCTTGTTTTGTAAAAGCTATATTTCCTTTAAATTCAGAATCACCACCACTGGTTATTCTTAAGCGTTCTGTATTATTTGTACTGAATATTAAATTAGCGTTTTCTCTTTGTGCAATATAAGCATCACTATCTGCAAGTAAAAATTCAAGACCTGAAGGAAAGGTTTGCCCTGTTGTAGAGTTAGTAAGTGCAATTCTTGGGTTTGTTGCATTATGTACATTAAGCGTAACCATCGGTGAGCTTGTACCTACCCCTAACCTATCATTCGTAGCATCAGTATAAATAGCAGAAGTATTTAGATAAGTTTCAACATCTGAATCTGTATAACCTGAAATAGTAGAAAAAGACAAAGTACCTGAACCATTAGTGGTAAGTACCTGACCATTAGTTCCATCAGATACATTAAGTTGAGTTATACCAATGCTGTTGTCAGCGATGCTCGAAGCGGTAACGGCGTTTGCCGCTAAGTTATCTGCTGTGATCTTGGTATTTGCCATTTTATAATCCTGCCTCTTCTAATCTTGCTTCTAATTGTTCTATTCTTTCCATTGCTTCTTGTAATGCTGCTAAAGCTCTTTCATGAATTTGTCCCTCTGCAACTGTTTTATACTCAGGATCTTCAACTCCTGCATCTATGTCTTCTTTTGACTGAGGTACTAACTCTACAAACTCAGGATAATTAATTTCTACTTCTTGAGCTATAAACCCATAACTCCATTCATCACCATCTCTTCTGTCAATCCACTTAAATCTTTTCAGAGGTAAATCTTTTATTAATTGCCATTGAGAAGGAGCATTAGATATTTCTTCTTTAAGCCTTACATCTGAATTTATATTAAATACAGCAGATGAACCACCATTCAAATATATTTGCCCATCATAATTTATTCTTGCCCTATCAGCATTAGAAGGTTGATTTTTTACAAGAATTGCATGACCACCGTTACCTAAAGTATAGAACCCATAATTATCCGCTCCTGCTACTAAAGATAAACTCCAATCATTTGATGCGTTTTTACTTATATACACATGAGCGTCTGCATTATTATCTTGTGTTCCACTTGCATCAATATGTAATTGAGCTTGTGGACTGGTTGTTCCGATTCCGACTAATTCTGTTTTATCTGATGATGTTAGTTTTACACTTATATGCCCTGATGTAGTATAGTTATTTCCACCAATTCTTAGGAAATCATTAGAATCAACCATTAACACACCAAGAAATGTTGTGTTTGCCGAATTTGGAGCAATAATGGGTTTATTGTTTGATATTAATATTTCTCCTGCCCCATTAAATGCTCCACTTGCATTTGTAGATGGGTCATATCCTAAAGATATATTTCTAGATGCTGTTCCAAGCTGTACAACTTGATAAGAAGCTCCATATCCCATTTTATTAGATATAAGCATGTCTACATCTGTATCGTCTGTTCCTTTGGCTTGAAGAACAGCACAAGCTTCACTATCCGCATTATTTGCTTCTGTTATCATGAATTGTGTTGAAGAATTTGTACCGAATACAATATCATTTGCACCATATTGCATAAGCAACATGTCAGATGTAGAACCTGAGCCATATCCTATATACCCTAAACCAGTGCTTGCACTATCTTCCCACTGTATATAACCTGTAGCAGCAGTCCCCGCACCATTTGTGTCTCTTAAGTTTATAATTGGTGAGCTGCTGCGAATATCCAAAGCAGTTGTTGGTAAATTTGTATTTATGCCAACTCTACCTGTTCCCTTTTGAACACTAAATCTATACGCTGTGTCATACATATAAAATTGGTTACTATCTGTTCCATTTCCACTATCGTTAGAACCAACTTGCCAATCTCCATTTGCTGACACAAAACGAATATCTTGCTCTATAGCAGAGCCATCACCTATTCTTACATTTCCACGAACATCTAGTTTTATTCCACCGTCATTTGTTGCTGTACCTATACCAACCCTATTATTCGTAGAATCTACAACCAAAGTATCAGTGTCTACTGTTAAATCAGCAGACATCTTCACATCACCAACGATATCTAAGAGCGTACTTGGTGCTGCGGTACCAATACCAACTCTTGAGTTGGCGTTGTCTACTACGAAGGTAGGTGAATCAAACGCTACATCTCCTGTAACGGTAAGGTTCGCTGGCATAGTAATGTTGCCAGAAAGCTTTGCACTGGTTACGGTGCCATCGCTTGGGGTTCCAATGTTGACCGGGTTAATAACATAAACGGTTACAACTCTGTCGGCTACCACGCCGTCAGTCATGGTCAATACATTACTTGAAATCGTATAAGCATCTTGATCTTGGAATACACCATCAACAAAGACAATTAGGTTGGTCTCGGCTGCTGGAGAGTCGGATAGGGTAAAGTCTGTTTGTGGGCTTCCTCCGACATCGGCTGCTGTAAAAGTATCAACCGTAAGATTAGAGCTTTGTAGGTTAATAAGGTTGTCAACAATAACCTCTAGTGCCATCCCATCGGATGGTGCTGTATCAAAGGTTAAGGTGCTACCACTAAATGAAAAGGTGTCGTGATGCTGCATCACACCGTTTAAGAACACCATGGCGTTTGCCTCTACGCTAGGATCTATGCCTATGTCGTAGTCGGTAGCACTGGATGCAGTCGTAGTATTGTAGACTGTTTGGTTTGCAGACTTAGCCGCAATGTTTTCTTGAATATCTGTGAGAAGACCTGCGGTTGCTCTTAATTCAGCCGCGTCGCCAGAGCTAAAAGCCCTTGCGGTAGTATTATCAACACCACGAACAATCGTAAGAGTGTTTCCACTCCTTGCGGTGACCTTAACAATCTCGTTGTTACTTCCATCGTCAAAGGTGCAGTAGAAATATTCACCTGCACCTAGCGTTGGAAAAACTGAACCATCTACAACGGACGCGCTTGTAGCGACATTCGTTAAAGAAGATGCAAGAGTTGTCTTGGCGTTGTTAGTGAACTTAACAGCCATTCAGTTAACTCCTTGAGAATTAACTGACTGTTACAGTCCAAGTAATGGTCATTGAGTCAGATGAGCCCTTATTAACAACTGAAAATACAGTTCTGCAAAGTAATGTACCTGAAGAAGCGGCATTTAAAATACCTGCTTCGGTAATCGCACCTGTACCAGTACCAGCACCAAAAGTTGCAACATATTCAACTTCGTTACTAGTTACGGTAGTGGAGGTCAACGATACACGGCCGGCTTCTGATAAAAGAGCTGAATCTGAAGCAGATGCAGCAGTTGAATCAGTACCGATTGCCATGTGGGACATAGCTGTTGCAGTGGCGTCTTTCATTCTAGAAGCAACGTATTCTTTTCCGTCGGTTACGACTAAGTTCTTTACTTCTTGAACTGTTTCTCCGTTAAGAGCTATCTTTAGGTTACCCGTAAGTTTTAAGCCATCATTTAACATTTATTTCTCCAATTAAGCATTTAAAGTACTTGTATTTAGCGCCGCAGTATTTAAAACTCCAGTTCCTCCTGGAATAAATAGAATACTGATCGACTCACTTATTGTAGCACTATCCGCTAGGGATTTGCTAAAACTGTGTACTAATATTTCAGACAATAAAGCAGTATCAGCTTTTGTCAAGCCTGTGCTTACAACGGGTGCGTCAGATAGTGTCGCAGTGTCTGCAAAAGGTAAAGATGCAGTAATCGCGGCAGATTCAGAAAGTGTCATACTATCTGTGGCACTTGTAGAAAAACTAAAACTAGACGTTTCAGACATAGACAAAGAGTCTGATTTACCTAAGTTTGATCCTAATGCTGCGCTTTCTGAAAGAGTAAGTGACTCAGAAAAAGGTGTAGATACTGATAATGCAGGATCATCTGTCATACCTACAGACGCTGTAAGAGCGGGCTTTTCAAAAGAAAAGGAAGATACTTCTGTAAGTGTTGCAATGTTTTCTTTATTAAGACCCACGTCTGTTTGCAACGGATCAGCTACACTAGCTAAATCATCAAGAGTAAACGCATCGGTAAAGGTACGAATAAATGTAACTACACGGCTAAAACTCTCAGAAATACTTACGCTGTCAGTTTTATTTAACGCAGATAAAAGTACAGCAGATTCAGAAAGTGTCATACTTTCTGTTTTTACTAAGGAATTATCTAAAACAGAGCTTTCTGACAGTGTCATACTGTCAGATTTACTTGTTTCAAAACTATAGCTATCGCTGTCAGTAAAAGAAATACTGTCTGTTTTAACTAAACTAGGCTGTAGTACTGCGTCTTCTAGCAACGTACTACTATCATCAAACGCTGTGCTAAATGCTTTTGCGATATCTTCTGTAATCGTCGTGGTGTCGGATTTGCCTAAGCCTGTATCTACGCTATCTACAGCGTCGGTAAAGGTATAACTGTCGCTAAAGGATCTTACAAATAAAACAGATTTTTCAAGGACTTCGGTAAGTGTTGTGGTATCAGAAACTCCTTTACCAATAGCTTTTACAGCAGCCTCTGTAAGTGTTGCGGTGTCTGTTTTAACAAGATCTACTTCAAATGTTGCAACTTCAGAAAGCGTTACAACCTGTACCTGGGGAGAATCGTATTGTGTGCTAAAGTAAAGATTCTTAGTATCTGCATCAAGT